GGAGTTCGAATCGTTGACGACGTAAATTCTGGTCGTAAACTCGTCGCCATCTAACACAGAAGAGGGAGACTCGTATGTGGATTTCACTGAAGGCGTATCTCAAGGATAAGGAAGACTCAATACTGTTGCGGACGGAGCGTGACGTGGCTGTCACCCAGCTGAAGCAGCAGGAGACAACCCTCGCGTGGTTCATGCACCGGCTGACGCAGGTCGAGGCAGAGCGAGCGAAGCTGATTTTGGTCTACACGGGCGTGAAGGTAGATGCCCCAACGTATGAGCCGTCCGACCCTGAGAAGGATGGTGCGAGCATGATTCAGCGCAACCCGTTGAATAGCCTCCCCAGCTTCGAAGACGTGGGCGACGAGGAAGCGGCGCGGCTCGGTATCCAGTGGGACGAAGAGGGAAAGATTCTCTACGCAATGAACAAGGCAACGGAATAACACATGGCTGACATGGAAAACCTTCTCACCTCGCCGTTTACGCAGAGCTTGCGCCCGGGTGCCGGCGTCGAGGAGCCGACGGACGATGAGCAGACGGAAGTTGCGCAATACACCGACGAGGAACTCCTCGAACTGTGGAAGGAGATACGCACTGAGTCTCTGAACAACCGCTGGATGTTCGAGCGCCAGTGGCAGCGGAACATCTGGTATGTATTGGGACGCCAGTGGATTGAGTATCTGAGTCGCTACGGCGGGTGGCGCGATAAGCGGATTGCGCAGTGGATTCCGCGTCCGGTCACGAACAAGTGCAAGGAAACCGTGCAGGCTATCCGGGCCATGTTTACCAGCATCCAGCTGGGTGTCAACGTGCGCCCGAATGGCCAGGGGCCGGAGAATGTATCGGCCGCAGCGACAGCGGATGCACTCGTGCCTGTGCTACACGAGCGGCATGCGTATGACGCGATTCAGAACGAGTTCGACTTTTGGCTGATTTCGTGCGGCAACGCGTTCATCCATACGTTCGTCGACTACAACATTCAGAACGGCGTCATTTCCATTCAGCAGGAGCAGTGCCAAGCGTGCGGCGAGGTTTACGGCAGCGACCAGCTGGTTGGCGCGCAGCCGACGTGCCCGAAGTGCCAGGGGACGCAGTTTGCGCCAGCGATGGACGAGACTGGTAACCCCGTTCCGCCCGTCACCAAGATGAAGGGGAAACCCACCACGATGGTGTTGAGCCCGCTTGAGCTTGCGTTCCCCAACACGTATCCTCGCTTCGAGGAATTGCCTTACGTGGTGCGCATGCGGTGGCGGACACGGCGGTTCGTGGAGAGCCATCCGGTGCTGAGCGCAACGCTCGACCTGACGACCATCAAGTGGCAGAAATCTCCGACCGACCAGTCGCTGCAGATTTTTACCAACCTGAGCAAGTATACCGACATGGGGCTGAGCCCCACGTATTCGGCCAGCACGGAAGGCGGTGCATCGGCGGAGCAGGACGGCATCGTTGAATACGAAGTGTGGATGAAGCCGACGGCGAAATATCCCGATGGGCTGGTATTCCGCATTCTTGGTGACTCCCCGAATCCGATGGTGCTGCACCTTGAGGAATCGGAGCAGCTGCCGGGACCACTGCCGTATAAGTATTTTGATGGGACCCCGATGTTTCCGTTTGCCCATGCCGCGTATGAGCACGTGGGCGGGCGGGTGCTGGGTAGCGGCGCGCTCGATGTGATTATCCAGAAGCAGGACCAGCTGAACCAGCTGGACTCGATGATTCTGCTTATCATCCAGCGGATGAGCAACCCCGTGTGGTTGGAGCCGAAGGGTGCGGAGATTCAGCGGCTGACAGGAATGCCGGGGCTGGTTATCAAGTGGAACCCGCTGACGGTTGGTGGCAACGCGAAGCCGGAACGTATTGCCGGCGTGCCGGTGGATAGTGCGCTGTTTGCCATCCGCGAGCAGTATCTGAAGGACATCGAGGAACTGAGCGGCACCTACGATGTCATCAAGGGTGCGAAGCCGACGGGCGTGGAAGCGGCGAGTGCGCTGCAGCTGTTGGTTGAACGTTCGCAGGCGCGATTCGCTTCCGTGTTCAAGGCACGCGGCAACGTCTACAGCAAGTGGTTCAGTTTTGCCATCGAGCTTGAGCGCGAGTTCGGACCCGATGAACTGACGAAGCAGGTTCTGCAGCCGGGACGCGGCTGGACCTTCCAGTCGTTCAAGACGTCGCAGCTTGGTGGAAGCTTCTCGGTCGTTGTTGAGGACGGGACCGCCAGTCCGAAGACGGCCCTCGGTATCCGTGCAGCCATCGACCACGCGGCACAGCTGCAGTTCTTGGACCTCAAGAACCCTGACGTGCAGTATCAGGCGATGAAAGCATTCGGGCTTACCAACATGATTCCCGGGCTCGATATCCAGGTGCAGGGCGCGCTGCAGAAGCAGAGCGCGTTCCAAGACTGGATTGCGCAGAACGCCGTGGGCGCGGCGCAGAAGCTTGCACAGTATCAGCAGGCGCTCGTGCAGCACAGCCAGGAACTCGCGAGCGGTCAGAAGATGATGGACGCGACCGGACAACCGATGCAGCCGCCGGCACCGCCGCCGAGTGGCTTGATTGGCACGCCGTTCGAGTGGTTGCCGTGGTATGACGTGGCGATTCACAAGCAGGAGTTCTTGAAGTGGGCGAATAGCGACCGGACGCGGGACCTTCTCAAGCAGAACGGTGTCGGCCCGATTGTGAAGGCTTACATGACACTGCATCTACAGGAAATGGACCAGCAGATTGCGGCAGCGCAAGCCGCAATGATGGCGGCGCAGGGTGGGGGTGCTCCTCCGCCCAATCAGCAGGGGGCTGGGCGCGCGATGCGGAACTCGAATCAGAACAGCGGCCACGAGCAGGGGCCGGCTGCGGAGCGACCGGCGGGGCAGAAATAACCAAGAGAGGACATATGACCAGAAAAGAGGACCCCATGACGTAGTGTTACCGAAAGGAGGTGATACACGACATGGGCAAGAAAGTCCTCGCAGTCAAGTTCGACAAAACCGACAAGTCCCGCATTCGCGGCAAAGTCGGCCACACGCGCACAGGCGCATGCACAGCCAAGGGTAAGTGCTACCACGGCTGGAAGAAGTAAAGTTAGCCGCCGTTGTAGTATTGGGTTGCTCCACGGCGCACTCGTCTAACCCGACAGGCTCGGGGAGCTTTGAGTTCACGCTCGAAGCTCCCCTGCTGCTGTGTGTCACGAAGATGTGACAGCGCGGCAGTATAGACTTCGGCGGAATGACGATGGGTTTTGCAGAATCCTCGGGGTTGGTCAGGGTCGCACAAGTAAAGGGCGGGTTTCCCACATAGTTCGCATTTCATACTCGAACTACTTGCAAGATTCGTGCCATCCTGCTATGATTGAAGCGTTGGCATAAGCCAGCAAAATTCGTGCCATTTGCCTGGGCTCCTCCCAGGTAAAACAACAGGAGTGAAACAAATGGCGGTAGAGGGACAGTCGGAAAATACCGAAGTAGTGGACGGTGGAGCATCAGCTTCGGGGGATGCGAAGAAGCCGGAAGGAAGCAATACCAGCGGTTCTCAGGAGAAGAAACCAGACGCTCAATCTGGTGCCTCGGCCAGTCAAATCGAGGAATACGAGCGTAGGGTTAAAGGTATCACTGGGGACCTTCAGAAGGAACGACAAGCGCGTCAGAAGTTCGAGCAGGAACTCGCGGCGGAGCGAGCGGCGTTGGCGGCAGAACGTAAACGTGTCCAGGCTCTCGCGGGCTTGGAACCGAAGTCGGATGCGGAAGCGGAGGACGAGGCGATTCGGGCGAAGCTCGAAGCGCTCGGCTATCCCCGGGTGACGCAGGAAGACCTTGACGCCATCAAGGAATTCCGTGCTACCCAGGCGCAGATGGCTCAAACGCAGGAGCACTACTGGGTCCAGCACGGGCGCACGATGGTGCAGGGCGTTTACGACTCCATCGAGAAGGAACTCGGTGGGAAGCTCACTGAACGGCAGCAGAAGCGTATACTCTCGGAGTATGTGCGCACTGTGGAAGCCGACCCGGAGCTTGTGCGGCGGCACGAAGCCGGCGACAAGACGCTCCCGGGCGAAATCGCCAAGCAGCTGGCCGAGGATTTTTTCGAACCCGTCAGGCGCAAGGTAACTCAATCAGAATCGCAGCGTTTTCGCGCAGTGCCGAGCGGCAAGGACCGTGGCATCGTGACGACGCCGCAGCATAAAATCGACGTGAACGACCCCAAGCAAGTGGAAGACTTCCTCGTGAAGGGCTTCCGTGAGCGGAATGGCGAGTTCACCGGTCGAAGATAACAGGACAGCAATCACATGGGCGCAGATACAATTTCACTCTCGGGTCTTGAGAAGGACGTCTACGAAAATGCTATTTCGGAGGGCGTGAACAACAACTTCGACCTGAAAGACTGGTTCAAGCTCGCGGAGGCGGATTATAACGGTGGCGCCGGCCACGTGTGGAACCATCATCACGGGCGTAACGTTTCCCCGTTCTTCGCGAACGAGGATTCGGCGTATCCGGTTGCAGGTAACCAGAACTCCAGCAAGGGCCGCATCAAGTGCAAGAAAATCATGGGTCGTATCCGCCTCACCGAAGAGGCGATGGAAGACCTCGTGAGTTCGGAAGCGTCATTCCGTAACGGCATGACGGACGAGAAGACGCGGCTGATTGACGACCTCTCCCGCAAGGAGAATCAGGCGCTCGGTATGGACGGACGCGGCGTGGCCGCGCTGTTGACCGCGACCGTGAGCGGCGCGACCTATACCGTCGACAGCCCGGGCAACATTCCCGGCGCTGACTTCGGCAACCGCTTCATTGACCCGGGCCAGTTCTACGCGGCGATTGACCCCGTCAGCGGCGCACTTCGCACGAGCATCCGGAAGGTTGTGAGTGTGAACGCGGCCGGCAACACCGTGACGTTCGATAGCTCGACCTTTACCGGCTGGGCGGACAACGACTACCTCGTGCAGGCGGCGAATGCCAGCGTGACCGATACGCTCGATACGTCGTTCGAAGCGGCGTTTTGGGGCCTGCCGGCACTGGTGGACGACGGCACGAACCGCGACAACTACTTCGAGATTCTTCGGTCGCAGGTTCCGTCGCTCCAGAGCTATGTCGTGGCATCACTCGGTGCCATGAGCATGGACGTGGCGCAGCGGACGGCCGACGTCGTGTATAACAAACTGGGCGGCATCATCAGCGGCATCGCGATGCACACCTCGACTCGTCGCGAGTGGCTGAAGATTACGGACGCTGACCGGCGCTATACCGGTGCGGACCTCCGCAATCCTGACCCGTCGACCAAGGCGTTTACCCAGGGTGATATCACCGTGGACGACGTCAAAATCAAGGCGCTGCGCACCGTCGGGCTGGCGCAGGCGTATTTCCTCGACACGCAGAAGATGGGCGGAACCCGTTACGTGGCCGAGGCGGGTAAGTTCATGGACCGGGATGGCAGTATGTGGCTGCGCGAAGGCAGCGGGACCAG